TAGGCGGCATCAGCACGGAGGTCCATGCCCTGACCAAGGGCCAGGACAAGGGTGAGACGGCCTACGTGCAGAAGGACGTGGCCGACGCGCGTGCGGCAGCCTTTAAGGATCAGGTCGACGAATTGAAACGTCGCCTAACGCTTGTCGAATGCTCACAGGAAGGTAAGAAATGCCGGTCCGACTGATCGACTTAGCGTGTCCGGCTGTGATCATCATGGCGCTCTGCGCGGGCGCCGGCGCGATGGTCGCGTCGAACTACGATCAGAAGCAACTCACGAAGGCGGACGAGCGCCGCCGCGAAGACGTAAAACGCGAGCACGACGCCAGCGCCGATCGGATCACCGATCTGAAGTTTAAGCTGAAGGACCTACAGGACAGCACCCATGCGGAATCTGACCGAAAGTTCAAACACGATCTGGCTGTTGCTGCTCATTCTCAGCGGATGCGCCACGAGCTCGAAACCCTGCTCGCCGATGCTCGAGGCAATGCCGACCGTTGCACAGCCGACGCGGCTCGACTCGCAACCATCGCCGACGCCGCCCTCGACGCTATCGACGAAACTGACCGAACAGTCCGGAAGGCTGCAGAGGACGCGAGACGCCTTGAAGGCCGCAATGTCTTCCTCGAAGGAAAAGTCCGAGAGTGGGAAGCAGCCTATCCCGAGCAGCAGCGCATCACAGTGACCGGGAAACGGTGATCTCCGGCGAAGGAGGCCAGCCCTAGCGCCGGAGGGTACTGCGCACTTGCGGCGAATTAGGAACCAGCTGGCCGGGCTGGGAATTGCCTGCCGTCGGGGGTATGACGCGACTCTACGCCGATGGCGCAGGCACGACAAGCATCGTCTGGCCAGCGCCATCGAACAGCATCGATTCGCACGTGATCTTGATCCGGACGGCCACCGAGTGCGGCCGCCCGAGCATCGAAACGGCCCGGTCAGGCACCTCTACCTGACGGTACAGATCGATTCGAAAGTCTCGAGGGTCGTCGCCGATGCGTGCCTTGCGCACGAACTCGGCAGCTGCTATGCGCGCCAGCCCAACCACGGTGACGCGATCGATGGTCGCGGCGCCCAGGGCCTCACGCGCGGTGGTGGAGTCCGACACGTGATGCTCCTGGAATAACGCCGCAGCGTGCAAAGTAGCATCGGACTCGCAGGGGGCAATCGCGCGAAAAGACGGTCGGCAATCCCTGTCGGGGTCAGAAGAAATCCTTGCGCGTGATGGCGCGCCTCGCGCACATGTTCGCCAGCCAGTAGAACTGGCGCGCCATCGCGAGGAATTGTCCGTCGAAGTCCTTGCCTTCCTCGATGCGATGAAAGACCTGCCGCTGCGCGCGCTCGAGCTGGTCAACGTGGGAGATCAGTTCCTCCTGCTGCACGGTGCGCTGGCGATCGGCTGCTACCTTGGCGAGGGAGGGCGGCGCGCCGTGTGTGCTCATAGTATGTCCCCTTTCAAATCGTCGCCAGCGCGTAGGTGCGCGCGTCGATGTAATTGGTCACCGTCGAGGCTCCCGTGGTTACCTTGTACAGCGGGCAGCGCCCGGAGGTGAAGGCCGTCGTGTTGCTGCTGATCGTGTGCCCGCTCGGGTCGTATTCGATGTAGGTGACAGTGCTGGCCCCGAGCGTGATCGTGCCGTTGGCGATCTGCGTCAGCGCGCCGCCCGAGAGGTAATTGCCGCCGTAGTAGCCCCAGACCAAACCGCCGCAGGCGCTCGCGTGCCGGCCACCGAAGCTCGAAGGCGAGAGGGCGTCCATGACGGCGTTGGCCGTTGCCTCCTTCTGAGATTGCGCGGTCGAGATCGTGTCGAGGTTCGTCGTTTGGTTCGCCATCGTTCAGCCCCTCGTGCAGTACCAGAGCGTTCCGATCAAGGCGACCGCGAAAACGCCCCCGACAATCTTGAGAATGCGGATCCACGCGTCGGCGAGGATCGCCATTTCTAACTTGCTGAAATACTGGTCGTCGCTTCGCCACATCAGGTCACCTGAACGGTCAGCGTGAATTGAATCGCGGCGCCGCTGGCGATGACGATCCCGGTGAAGTCGGCGTGAGCGAACATATCGCCGCCAGAGATGCCGGTCTGGCCTGGGGGATTGCCGGGCGTGATCGTGTCGGTTGCCGCGATCGTGGATATAGCGCTGGTACCGTTCTGCCCGCGCAGCACCGTGAGCGAAGCGGTACCGCTGCCAGCGGTGACCTTCATCACTTCGGTGCGGATCTGAATGTAGTTGCCGTTTCCGGGCGAGAAGGTCGAGGCCGTGTTTAGTGTGGTCGATGAGTTACTTCCGACCACGCCGCCAGCTGCCACCGCTCCTACGGCCGGCTGCGTTGCCGAGTCATAGGCGCCGAACTCGGCGATCGTGCGGCCTGCGCTCGCGGTGATCGTTCCGACCAGCTGGTAGGTGTCGTTGGCGTTCGTGGTCGTCACTTGGCTCGAGGTCGCGCCCACCCGCGCCTCGGGTGCCTCCTGGAATTGCCCGACATCGTTAGCCGTGGCCGTCAATGTGGCCGGGTTCAGGCCCCAGCCGATCTGGCGCGGCTCCGCTTGCGAAGGTGTCGCGCCGATCAACCGGCCTGCGATGATTTCCTTGCCCTTGGTCGTTACGACAGTTGCCATTGCTACTCCTTCTTCTCGGGCGGCTGCGGCGCTGGTTCCTCGGTGCTCGCGATCACGCCGAGGTCTTCGCGTCGGCCGTCCGGATGAATCACGACGGCGCGCAGCTCCGCTTTTACTTTTTGCTCAACCACTGCTTTCTGAGTCTCGATCGGCATTTTGAGTCCTCAATAGGTGAACGGACCGGTCGGCGTGAAGTTGGATGTGTACCGCGCGACCGGGCTGATGCGTTCCTCGTCAATGTAGCCGGTGAACGTCGAAGTGCCGGAGGCGCTGGCGGCCCCGATCGCCAGAACGTTTCCGGAATCGCCGATAGCTGCGGCGTTCGTGTAGGTTTGGAATGATGTCCCGTTGTAGTAGGACGTGTAAACGCTGCCGTTTCTCACGAGGGCAACGTGCTGCCAGGTATTGGCCACCAAGATTGACGAGCCTGGAGAGGGGCCGACGTACGTGCCGCCGACGCCGACGAAGAATTGCAGCGTTGAGCCGTTGGCGAAGAATGTGTAGCCCTCTTGAGCGCCTCCCGTGTTTTGCTTGCCGAAGATGACCTGCGATCCGCCTAGCGATGTCGGATAGATCCATGCCTCAAGCGTGAAGTCGCTGCTGCCGAATGTGATATCCGACGTGCTCGGCGTGCTGATGAAAGCGCCACTGCCTAGCAATAGCGAGGACGGCCCGAACTGCGCTTGAGCGGTGGAAAGCGCAGCCCCGCTGTGCGCAGTCCAAGTTCGCCCGTACACATCCGTGAATGTGGTAGAGCCGTTCGACCCATCGAAGTGGCAGAGCGACACCGAGCCGACAGCAGATACGGTTGCGAGTGCGGCGGACGTGCCGACCGTTGCTGACAGCGACTTGAAAATGATTGGCTTGGCCACGAGTATTGCGGAGGTCGATACGGTGGCGGCCAAAGCCTTGTTGGTGAGCGTCACGAGCCCAGGAATCGCGCCGCTCAGCTGCGCCATATCGCCCGCGCCCGTCACTGCGGAGACTTGCTGCACGCCCCATGAGAGCGATGTCTGCACGCTTCCGAAATCGGTCGTCTGTTCCGCCACCGTGTACGTAGTCGTCTGCACGCCGGTCCCGCTGACGTTGATGGTCCGCACGGGCGTGGCGCCGTTGAAGATCGTGACCACGTACGCCTCGGTCGCCTCGGACATCGGCTCATCGGTCCCGTTGAGCCACTGCCAGGTGATCCGGTTGCGGCGCACCCACCGCAGAATGATGTTGTTGGAGCCGTCGCCATAGGCGAAAAGGTGCACGGGCGAGAAGCAGACCAGCGTTTCGGCCTTCTCGGTGATCGTTTGCTGCTGGCCGGTGCCCAGGGGCTGGCCGATCGTGACCGCGTCGTAGATGCGCGGCTGACCGATGTCAGAGGTCGGCGTCTGAGAGATCGCGATCACGCCCGGCGCGCTCAGCAGGACGAAGTCCTCGCCGATGCCATGACCAGCGATACCGTCCTCGGTCGCGAGGCGCCCGCGCAGCAGGCCGGAGAGCGTGTAGGTCGTGCCGCTTACCAGCACTGCGTGCTTGAACTGGATGATCTCGTTGCCGAGCTTCGCGGTGTTGCCGCCGTTCAGGACCGTAAGCTCGGAGGCGCTTGAGAGCGCTTGGCCGGAGAGGATCTGGA